GGTAATGGTCAAGACCAGGCACCAACATTTATTCCAATTCAAACAACAGATAGCGACAAGCAATTCTTGACATTGAACGAAGCTGTATTGCAAGCATTATGTACAGCAAACAAAGTAACATCACCGATGTTGTTGGGTATTAAAACACCAGGACAATTAGGTGGACGTGCTGAATTGGTGGATGCATATGACTTATACTATGCAACAGTTATCAACAAATTACAAAAACACATATTAAAGTCGTACCACAAGATATTAACAATTAATGGTACGTCAGCAAAATTAGACTTTATCAAAGCTGAACCATTGCCATTCAATTTAACCGAACAAGCGTTGTTGCAAGTTGCTACACCAAACGAAGTTAGGGATATGGTGGGCCTTGAACCAGTTGAACCACAAAATAACCCAACACAACCAACAGCATAATGGCAAACGTATTATTCATTAGCGACAGCTACCTAAAACAAAATTCATTTGTTGGTGAAAACGTACAAGCAAACGTACTTACATCAGCAATTACAACAGCACAAACCATCAAGATACAAAGCATCTTGGGTAAAGCGTTATACGATAAATTGGTTACAGATATTTCAAACGCTGGTGGTTCACTTACAGGTGTAACTGGTAACTATGCAATTCTATTAGAAGAATTTGTTATACCAGCATTAACAAACTGGGCTTTGCATGAAGCAATTGTACCACTTACATTGAAGTTTACAAACAAAGGTATTAGCCGTGCATCAGACCAGTATACAGAAGGTATCGACCTTGAAACCTTAAAGTATATTAGGAACGATGTTAGAAACGAAGCTGAATGGTACACCCAAAGGTTAACAACTTACTTGTGCAACAATACAGGTTTGTTTCCAGAATATTCTGACTACACAGCAAACGACTTGTACCCATCCACAAAAGCTGGTGGATATGAAAGTGGTATTTACTTCAAAAGACGTAGGTCAGTTAACAACAACTTCTATCCAGACAAAGACGACTACGAAAAATTCAGATATGATGGGGGTAGGTGATATTACAGAAGCTATAATTAAGATAGTGACACTAGGACAAGGTAAACGTATTTCGAACGCTGTAGCACGCTTATTTGGATACGAAGACTGTGGATGTGACAGAAGAAGAATATGGTTAAATAATTTGTTTAAAAAGGATAAAGATAAAAGATACCCAATTTAATATGGCATATAAAAAGAATTTAAAAAAGCTTCAACAAGCAATTATAAAATTAGAACAAATTAAACCACAACAGAATGTTCAAACAACTTCAACAACTACTGGAAGCAGTAGGTCTTAATTTTACTTTATTATTAGCTGGTGCAATAGGCACATGGGTTGGAATGAAGAATGGGCAACCATGGTGGGTACAAGCATTAACTGTATTTACAGGTGCCTTTATAGCGAACTACACAGCACCAGTTGTTGTAGACTTATTTGGAATGTCAGCTGGTTCAGTTGGTGGTGTAGGTTTTTTAACAGGTTACATGGGTAAACATGGTTTAGAATTTATCATAGAAAAGTTTAAGAAAGATGGCAAAAGCAAAAGTTAAGGAAATTAGAAACTTCCACGCAAAACCAAAGTCAAAAAGACCTGGTGTTCACGCTAAAAGCAAAGCTTCAAGAAGCAAAAATAGCAAGAACTACCTTAAAAGAAATAGGGGTCAAGGGTAACAAAATGGGACAGATATAGGTGATACTATATTTAGTTATAAATAAGCTTATAATAAAATTATTTAAGATGAATAAATTACAAAAAATTGCACAAATTTTAGGTCTGACTTTATCAAGCGAAGAAGTTGTAGAAACTTTAGCAGCTGAAGGTAAGTTAATGGACGGTACACGTATCTTCACTGATGCTGATGCTTTTGTTGTTGGTTCAGCGGTTCAAATTGAAACTGAAGAAGGTATGATGCCAGCCCCGATGGGTGAGCATACTTTAGAAGACGGAAACATCATCGTTGTAGACGAAGCTGGTGTTATCACTGAAATTAAAACGCCAGAAGCTGAAGAAGAAGAACCTGTTGAAGAAGACCTAGCTGAAGAAGAAGAAGTTGTTGAAGAAGAAACATTTTCTTTCGGCAAAAAAGACTACGATGAAATGATGGTTCGTATTCAAAAACTAGAAGAAGTATTGTTAGCTTCAGTTGAAGCATTAAGCAAGACTAACAAAGAATTGGTTGAAAAAGTTGAAACATTAAGCGCAGCACCTGGTGCAGCACCTGTTAAGACAAGAAAGCCTATTAAAGAAGAAAATGCCTTGGCTGGCTTAAAATTGCCAAAAAGAAATTAATAATAAAATTAAACTAAATAAAACAAATTAAATTATGTCATTAGTAGTAAGCGGCCTAACGGCCTACGCAAAAGCAGAAGGTTTTCCTTTGATAGTTCAAGCTATTACACGTGGAAATACTGCAAACCTTGTTAACATTGTTAGCGGGTTAAAAGGTACTGGACTTGTACCATTTTTAAGTTCATCTGTAACATTGGCCGCTGGTGGTTCATGTTCATTTACAAATAACGGAACATCAACTTTTAGCGAAGTAGAATTAGCAGTTAAACCTGTTGAATTTATGGAAGCAGTGTGCGTGGGCGCATTGGAAGGAAAAGCGATGATGTATGAGGTTGCTGGTTATGATGCACTTCCTTATTCAGCACAATTCTTACAAGACAAAGCTGACCAAATTTCTAAGAAATTAGATAACTTGTACTGGTTAGGTGCAACTGGTTCTGGTGACGTTTTCAACGGTTTCGTAGCACAAGCTACTGCTGCTTCAAGACTTAACACTATCACTGGTTCAACTTCTAACGTTTACGATGCTATCGACTTAGCTATCGACACAGCAGTTGCTGCTGACAGTACTTTCGAAAGTTCTGACACCGTAGCTATCTTCTTGAACTACGCTAAATACCGTACATTACAAAAAGAATTGGTTGTTAAAAACTACTTCCACTACGGTCCTAGTGCAACTGAAACTGGTAACATGGAAATTACTTTCCCTGGAACTAAAATTAAAGTTATCCCAACTGAAGGTTTAGCTGGTCACAGTTTCCTTTATTTGGCTGATACCGCACACTTACACATCGGTACAAACTTATTGTCTGATACTGAAGGTTTGAATGTTTATCATGACCAAATTACTAACAACATCTACCTAAGAAGTCAATTCTACGCTGGTACTGGTGTTTCTAACACATTGTTCAAGAAAGCTTGTTAATAATAATAATAAATAAAATTAATTAAAATTTAAAAATTATGTCATATACTCCACTTACATGTATCCTAAGCGAAGGTTTAAACCTTACAGGTTGTACAAAAGACAATACAGGTGGTGTTGAACAAGTAATTTTTGCTAACTTCAAAGATGTAGTTCCAGCTGGTTCACCAACTGGTTTTACATACGACAGTACAACTGGTCAAGTTAGTAATATAGTTACTGGTGCAACTGCCTCTGACTGGTATATTTTTGACACTGTTAAAGAAACTTCTTCATTAGCTGAAGCAATTGCTGTTAACGTTCAAAATGGTACCATCGCATTCACCCCAACAGTATCGTTGGTGATGAACAAAATGAACACAGCTAAAAGAAACCTTATCCACATGTTGGCATTGGGTGTATTGGTTGCTGTTGTTAAAGACAATAACGGTGTCTACTGGATGGTAGGTCAGAAAAAAGGTCTAGACGTAACCGCTGTTGACAACAACACTGGTACTGCGTTAGGTGACAGAAACGGTTCAACAGTTACTTTAACTGGTGCTGAAAGCTTGCCAATGGCTGCTTTATCTACCGCTGCTGCTGCACAGTTAGTATCTGTAGCTGTTTACGCATAATAGCTAGTCAAAACAACATGAAGGGCTACCATAACTGGTAGCCTTTTTTTTTGCCCTAAATTTACCTTTTGCCGTTTATGCTTATATTTATAATGAAAGGTTAAATTTGAATTTGAACGAATATATTACTGCAAACCATAAAACACTTTATCAGTCTGCAAAGAACATTACAAAGGGTCATCCCCTTACCGATGACTTATTTCAGCATTGCATTGAAGTATTATTGGTTGATAAGGACCAAGAAAAAATACAGAACATGATAAATGCAAACCAACTGCATTATTACTTCACAGCGATACTAATTAGGAATTACCATTCATCCACATCCAGGTTTCACTACCAATACCGCAAAGGAACGGATATGATAAGCGATAAGGACGTATATGAAGTGGAAGTACCAGATGATGAATTTGATGGCTTTAAAGAGGCTAAAATTGACTTTATCGAAAAGCAGATAGAACACCTGGACTGGTACGATAAACAACTGGTTAAATTATACTTCTACGACAATATGTCATACAGGAAAATAGCTGAATTAACCAAGATACCCAAAACATCAATTTACAATGGCATCACATCAATTAAGAACAAAATTAAAAACAAATTATAATGGGCGTTAAGAAATTTACATTTACAAAAGAAAACTATTTATTGGGAAAAGCATTCATTGAAGAGATAACACCTTTGTATGAATTAAACCATGACCAATTAATGAGGTTGCATCAAATATCAACAACATTGGGTGAATATAGTCAACCAGCTTCATGTCCAACATGCAATAGAAGAGCAAGGGTATTTATAACAGCATACGTAAACGAATACGAACGTATTGTAATAAATGGTGAAGAAGCGTAAATGCCAAAGCAACTGCAAAATAGAATTGGTGAAATAATAACAACCCCAAAGGGAATTGTATGGAAGGTTATTGCCGAAGCTGAACGTGGGTGGTCATATGACAGAAGCAATGGCGTTGAAACACGTGTACAAAGAACAAGAAGGTTTGAATTGGAATGTCAAGGTTGCAAAACAAAACGTGAAGCAACTTACAAGAATGTATTCACATCCCAGAATGTTGTATGCTTTGTATGTCAGAATGTAACACCAACTGAAAAGGATGCAAAACGTCCAGGAAGCAAGTTGATGAAGTTCAATGAAGATGATAACGACAGAACGCTAACAAAGGATGGCAAAGTTGATGGTAGGTCCAATAGAAAGAATAGTGTAGAATATGTTGGTAGAATATTTGAATGCAGCTTTGATACATTCCTATGTTTAAAAGAATTGGACAGGGTTATAAGCAAGAATGGTAAAAACCTGTACAGGAACTTTTTGGTTGAATGTCAAAAATGTGGGACTGAAAAGGAAGCATTGTCAGCATCCCTATTATCAAATGGTGTGGCATGTGGTAGGTGTAGGATGGAAATAAGAAACGTAAAAGTTCAAGCTGATACACCTTTACCAGACCTGGAACGCAAGATAGAAATAATGCATGAAATAAACCAGATATGGTTGGATATGAAAAAGATGCAACGTGCTGGAATATTAAATGACTATCTATCAAAAAAGTTTGATACAAAAATAACATTTGAAGATGAAGAACCTAGACAACCTGAAGTGGTGGATGATAGCAATAATTTGGACTATGATGACCCCAATATTAATTGGGATGATGAAATTAATAAATTACTTTAAGAATGACAAAACCAAAGTATAAAGCACATAACCAACCAACCAAGTTACGCAACTATGTAAAACTTGAAGACCTTGGTGCATACATCAAAGAAAAATATGATGGGTACAGGTTAACTGAACAAACCATCCAGTTCTGTATGTCTGTGGCAGCTGGTGAAAATAGTATATCAGCTGTGAAGGATATTTACACGCTACATGAAAACAATGCTGAAGCCAGAAGACAGGCAAAGGAAATGTTGTTGAACCCAAAGATAATAGAAACAATTAATATTATTAGGGATAACATAAAGCATCAAACAATTGTGGACACCAATAGCATACTTATGCGACTTGAATTAATGTACGGTGACTGTATTGAAGATAATGACAGGGCAAACGCTTTGAAGGTATTGAAACAGATGGCTGACATAGTAACAAAGATGGATGGCACCGTATCAGTTGGTGATGTAACTATTCGTTTTGAATTGCCTAACCCAATACAAGCAAAGACAATTGATATTGAAGCAACAGAAATAGAAGAATAAATGAAATACGCAGTACTATTTTTAAGCGCATTGATAATAGAAATATGTTCAACTTTTTACATCCGCAGTGTAAGTGAAGCAAATACAGCTGGAATGCTGTTCTTTTCTTTTATAGCACCATTTCTTGGCTTACCATTCATAAGTTATATAGTTGAAAGCAAAGATGGCTTAGAACGCATTAAAATGGCTTTAGCAACTGGTATTGGTTATATGACAGGTGCAATAATAGTAATTAATTTAATTCAATAAATGCAAATAACATTAGAAGGTGTAGAACTGTTTGAATGGCAAAAAGAAGTTTATCATTCGTATATTAAGGATGACTACAAAACCTATGTCTTGAACACATCCAGACAGATAGGTAAGTCTTTGCTTATCAGCCAGTTGGTATTATCATCAGCCATAAATAACCAAAAGGTTATCGTTGGGGTGGTGTCTTTGACGTACAAACAGACCAAACTTATTTACAACAGTATCAGCAATATATTGCAAAATACCCCAATATTATTAAGCGACAATAAGTCCGAACTTGAAATAAAGTTGGTGAATGGTGCATCCATCAAATTCTTGTCCATCCAGAACTATGATGCAATTCGTGGTCACACCTTTGACTATCTGTTTTGCGATGAGGCGGCTTATTATCCACCCAATGTATATCAACAGGTGTTGCAACCAACCACATTGGCCAGGGGCCGCAAAACAGTCCTGTGTTCAACCCCAAGGGGTGTAAACTATTTCTATGACTTGTATATGCGTGGATGTGACATAAACGATAAAACAATTGTATCTTTTAAGTATGACTTTACAGCCAACCCATATTTTGACCCAGAAGAAATTGAAGCAATTAGAAAGCAATTACCCAACGGTATATTTCGTGCAGAATACCTGGGTGAATTTAGCGAAAGCAGTTCTGTGTTTGGTGATGTTAAGAATGCATGTATAAACCACGAATGGCCATCACCTGTCGGTGACTTGGTGTGTGGAATTGACGTTGCATTGTTTACTGACTACGCTGTTGCCACCATTCTGGATGCAAACGGTAATTTGGTTGCAATGTACCGTGAGAAAACTGGTAGCATAAATAAGTTGAACACAGAACTAGAAGAATTTTTAAAATTGTGGAAACCCAAGAAAACCCTTATAGAATTAAACAACACAGGTATATCGGTATACGAACACCTTCAGCCACGTGTTCGTGGCATAGAGGGCTTTAAAACAACTAATATAAGCAAGGGTGATATTATCAACCAATTGCAAAATTCAATTGAAGATAAAAGAATTAAATTACCAACCCAGAATTTGGCACCAGAGGTGTACCAAGAATTGGTGGACTTTAGTTTCACCTATTCAGAAAAGACCAGGGCTATCATCTATGCTGCATTGCCAGGTCGACATGATGATATTGTAATGTCATTGGCCTTTGCCAATAAAATATATGTTGAGATGAACCACAGCATAAAACCCAAAATAAAAGTTAGGTTCGGATAAGAACCAAAAATAAAAGAATTATATTTATAACAAAGATGGAACAAATTACCATAGATAAAAAAGTTTACAACATCCCAACATCTTGGGACCAGATGAACTTTGGCCAATTTTTAAAATTGTCAGACTATTTAAAAAGCATAAACGAAATTGACCCAGAAGTTTATCCAGATAGTATATTCTATTCAAATGTATTAACAGCAATTGCTGACGCACCTAAAAATAGTTTTATTAAATTAAATATTGCTGATGTTCATATTGTTAAAAAAGCAATTGAATTTATTAGCACCAAATTTGAAAATAATACTTATTCAAAAACATTACAACACCAAAATTTAATTATTAAAGTGAAGAATTTTGATGAATTAATATATGGGGAATACATTGATATGCTGCACATTTCATCAAACACAAGTGAATTAAATTTAATTAATTTATTAGCGGTGATGTGTGATGTGTACAAGAAAAAAGATATAAAAAAGTTTATATTTAAAGATAAGAAAATAGAATTTACAAAGGATGAAAAAGAAGAACTTATAAAAGCTTTACCAGCAACAAAAGCAAATGCAATTGTAGCTTTTTTTTTGCGTGGTCAAAAACAGTCGCAACGCAGTATGGTGTCCTCTTTGCATCTAGTGGTAATGCGTCTAGCCATGAAAGCATTTTTTCAAACGGTTGGTCTTATTATATCTGGCTTATGGATGCGTGTGATGAGGATATTACTAAGCTTGATGATGTTGTTAACCTTCCGTTTAGACAGGTGCTTACTTATCTGGCGTACAAAACTTCCAAGAATAATATGATAAAAGCAATTCGAAAAGAAGAAGAAGCAAAGTCAAAATATAACAGATAATGAATTACAGTCAATTAACAACCTACCTAAAGACCACCGCTGCATCCCACATTAATGTGGTGTTTAGTGAAGCTGGTTATCTTGAAAACCTTAACTGGGGTGAAAACAACTATCCATTGGTGATGTTTGTTTGTCAACCTGGAACATTCACGGTAAATAAAATAAGATACAACATGACCATGATAGTGGCCGATATTATGGATGATGCGACCTTGCAACAAATAACCAAGCAAAGCAACATGTTTGACATTGGCCGTGACATTATCAACCAGGTATTATTGGATAGCCAAACGTCCACCTTTGACCTAATTGAGGATAGTGTTATATTCACACCATTCACCGATAATTTGCCAGACTTGTGTACTGGGTTCCAATTCGACTTTGTAATTGAGGTTCAAAATAAAAATGTTTGTGTATTACCATTTAGCTAATGGCCAAGTTTATTATATCAACAGAACTATACAAGGACCTTGGGGATGAACTGAAAAAAAGTTTAATTCAAGAACTAAGACGAACCAAAGCCATCGCTTCTGGTGACTTGCTTAAGTCTGTTAACTTCACAATTGAAATGACACCTGTGGGGGCTGTGATAAGTTTAAATGGTAATGACTATATCACCTATGTGGATGAAGGTAGAAAGCCAGGTAAGTATGCACCAACAAGTGCATTGAAGCAGTGGATAAAAGCTAAAGGTATTGCAACCGATGAAGCAAAGGTATCATCAATTGCATTTGCAATTAATAATAAAATTAAAAGACAGGGTATAAAAGCTAGACCAATTTTAAATGCAGCGTTTGAACAAAAGCTACCGCTATATGATAAAATTATTGATGATGTTTTAAATAAAGACCTTGACATATATTTACAACAACAATTAAACCAACTATAACATGGCTATTACAGCAATAGAATTACCAAACGAATTTAACTACGCCAGACAGACCATTCCGTTCCTGGTTAAGTCATCATTAATAGGCACCACTGGTACTGGTGGTATCGACCCAATTGAACGTTCCTTTAGGTTCGTGTTCGATGTGGTTGTACAATTAGGTAGTGGTTTATATAAGACCTATGCATCCGTTGCAATTCCACCACGTCCAGACAATTATTTCTCATTCTTTGATGCGGCACCGCTTATCATTGATGCCTTAACATATGACCTTGGTACACATCAAGTGACAGGGGCAACAGCATGTGCAAATAGTATATCAAAGTTTAAGGTGTTCTGCACCGAAAGATATTTGGATGCCAATGGTGTATTTATATCTGGCACCAAAACATCTATGGGTGAATATTATGCAATTGATGGTTCTGGTAATGAAGGTATATCACCTTATCTTATTGACAGTTTATCATCTAAGAAACCATTACATTATCACCAATTGATAGATACTGAAGAATTAAAGGTTAACGCAAAGGAACCACTTACATTATCTTGGTTGTCAAGAAACGACTTGGGTGTAAATGAATTGGAATATATCCATGGTAATTTTGGTACCTTTAATGACATCGCAGCATTTGGTAACCCAACACCATCTACATCAAACGTATTGAATACTTATTCTGGTATTACAAAGAATGCTTTAACCACAATTACACCTGGTGTTAACGTACCAGTTGGTAATGTATCTATGGGTGTTAGAATGGCTGGTATTGTATTAGCTGGCCCCAATAATATAATGGCGTTTAAATTCACCAACATTGACCTATCAGCAAGCACATCATATGTGTTTAAGATAAAACCACTTTGTACATTAAGTCCAACAGCACCACCAGCTTCAACAGCATACACAATTCAAGCTGTTCTTACTGGAACAAACTTTACTGCATTTGCTGGTACATTCCCAGTAATAGGTTCAACAATTAATAACCCTAATTCAATGATATCATTAAACTTTGCTACATTAGCTGGCTTCACAAGTGGTGATATTACAGGAATTGAAATTAGATATGTATCTTCTTCAAGTTTGTCACCATTGGGTGCTATGAACAACGTTCAAATGTTTTATGATAGTGCATCGCTATATGAGGTGAATACGTCTGGTATTCCTTACGTAAGTGATGTTCAAATTATCACAGATGCTAGTACAGTTTATACAATGCCTAGTGGTTACACAGCTAACATCATTCCATTGAATGATACACCACAGTCACGTTTTGATACACCTGTGGGCCCATATAAGCAATATCATCCAACTGGACAAAGTGCAACAACAGGTTACTGGTTAAATTCACCAGGTGTGGCCGCAAAGTGGTTCCAGGTTAGGGTTAGAAATGTTGCTGGTACCGTTATAGGTTTGTCATCAAAGATATTCCAAATTAATGACACTTGTCAAAACTGCGAAAAGTTCAGACTTAAGTGGAAAAACCAATTGGGTGGATGGGAATATTTTACTTTTACCAAAGTAAGCAAAGCTAAAACAAACATCGAACGTGAGAACTTTAAACGTTCACGTGGTACAATTACATCAACATCTTACAAAGAATTGCCAAGTGACCGTGGTTATCAGTCATTGAACATCAAGGTGCTTGATACATTCACAGTAATTAGTGACTGGGTTGGTGATGGTACAGCTAAGTGGATGCAAAGTTTATTCATAAGCGATGAGGTTTACTTGTTGAACCCAGAACCATTTATGTTATACCCAACCACAACTGAATTTGACTTGGAATACCCTGTGTTCGTTCAACAGGATGAAGTAGAATATATGAACAAC